TTCAAATGCTTTGGCTGCGTCTTGGACTTTGCCGGTTTGACGCAATCGCTGCATAACCTGTTTTTCCTGTGACGACTGTGCAGGGGGCGCTGAAGTTCCAGATTTAAGCATCTTCGGAGCCTGTGAAACCTTTTTCTGGATTTCAGGTTTCGACTTCTGAAGTTGCTCAAACTTCATTGCACGATACAAAGTCACCACAGCGCGATGGTCATACACGGAACCGAGTTCTTGATCCGACCAGCCTTGAGATTTCGCATATTCGCGGATTTGTTTGCGAATTTCGTCACCCTTCGGCGTGGACAGCTCTGGAATCAACGTATTGAGCTTTTCAGCCTCCGACTTGATATGGTTTTGCAGCGCCTGCTGTTGATCCGCTTGTTGCTGTTGAGCAATGCGGTTCTGTTCAGCGCGTACAACTGCAAGTTGCTTATCGCGTTCGGTACGTTCAGCGACCTTCACGGCATAGCCAATCGGGTCGGTTTCCTTTAGAACTTCCAAGTCCTCACCCTTGTTTTGCTGGCTCAAGAATTGATCGAGTGCCTGCAATTTCTGGGCGTATTAACTTGCTCCAGGTGTTGGCGTTCAGCTTCAATTGCCTTACGCTGTTCAGCCAGAGCCTGAGACTTTTTCGTGTAATCTGCGGTTCGCTGGTATCCATTGATGAGTTCATCAATTTCTACCTCGATTTCCTCACCGTCCACCTTGGCCTTGTATTTAGGCTTTGGTTGTTCCTCTACTACTTCTTCTTCCGAATACTCGGGTTCAGAATCGGCAGAATCTTCTACGACTTCTTCGGCAGCTTGGATTTCTTCTTCAGGTTGGCCGTTTTCGGCTCCCGAATCATCACCCATCAAACCAAGAAACGCAGAGGCGGCTTGATTCACGTTCAGGCTTTCACTCCCTTGCGGGTTGGTGTTTTCCATGTGTTATCTCAAAAATTGCCAGAAACCGTCTGGACGGCGGGTAACTTACGTTACAGGATTCGCCACTTCTTCTCGCGGATTTGCTTTTCAGCGGCAATGCTTTGCAAGTGTCCAACGATCAGATCAATCGTCTTGATGGTTCGATAAGCATCCTCGCGCTCATCAATACCATCGGCATTTGTGCTCAATATAGCACCAATCTGTTGATTTTTCAAATCATCAATGACTTTTATGAAAAAGTCATCTTTCAGCAAGTTGTCTGCCCATTTAGCTTGAGTAAGTTTGTCCATTAGTCATATCCGATGTCAGAGCCAAAACCTGAGCCTCCAGGCGAGGTTTCGCCTTGCGATCCATAAGATGTATCACCTCCAGGACTCCAACCACCGCCAACGTCTACGTTATCAGGGCCAGTAATATTGCCAACAGTTGTAGAAATAGCAGAATTAACTGCTTGATCCACAGTCATTCCAGAAAGAGCATTATTTGCGGCTGTTTGTGCAAGTCCAGCAATAGATTCGGCAGAAAGGCCCATTGCAGCGCCAGCACTAGCGGCAGCGGAACTTGCGGTAGCGGCAGCACCACCAGTACCAGACGGGCCAGCAGTTGCCGTTGTCGTGCCAGTAGGCGCAGAACTGAGCGAATCAATGCCGGACGAAATAGCAGCAGCATTTGCAGGGTCGCTAGGATCAAGTCCCATTTGTGCCGCAACAGTTGCCACGTTTTGGGCCACGGCAGAGTTGTATCCCATGTTGGTCAGAGCATTGGCAATGCCAGTTTTTCCAAGGGACAAAAGGCCACCGGGCAGACCAAACATTGACGCGACAAAGCCCAAAGCCTGAACCATTCCAGGCGTTACGTTGCCAGCCGTAGCAAGTCCAGCATCATCAACAGAAAGTCCACCAGATTGGGCTGTTCCTGCGCCACCATCACCACCGATTGAATTGACAACATCATTTACTGTTACCGGCTCTTTGTATCTGTATTGCTCAATATCAAAAGCACCTGGCTTGAATGCCGGAGCCAAAACAGACTGGTTTCCATATTCAGTGATTTGCTGAATCGGGCCAAAGCCTGAATCTTGAATGAATCGGTTTGCGCCATATTGAGGGATGTTTATTGAAGGCGATCCAATAGAAGTCATTTGCACTGGCGTGTACTGGCCTTGAATCGCTTGGATAATTTGGTCATAACTGATAGGCGTAGCCTGACCAGTAAACCCGGTTTGCGTTTGCTGATTAAGCAGCCTTGTCAGTTCTTCGAGTGTCATCCCGGAATCTCCACAGAGCCAGTGATACCTGCGCCGATTTTCATGGCCTTCAGTTGCGCTTCAGCTTGGAATTCCTCTTGCTTGAGCGCCATTTGTGCGCGGAATTTCTCTTGCTCAAGCTGAAGTTTCGCCATTTCCTTTTCGCGCATCAGTTGCAGTTCAAGCGCGGCCTTCTCGCGTTGCAGTTGCATTTCGGCTTGCATCTTTTGCTGCTGGGCCTGAATGTCGGCTTGCGTCTTGGCCATCAGCGCCTGAACTTCAGGAGGCATTTGAGGCTGTTGCGCAGGAGGATTCGACAACGCTTGGTCAATCTCAGGCGTAATCGGCTTGAAGAATTCTGCGGAATCTTTGAATCCCGAGGCTTCCACAAAACGACCAAGAGTCGAGCGATATTGACCCAAAGAAACAAGCGGATTTGCAGGGCCAAACTGCGAAAGCATCTGTTCTTGTTTGGCCAAAACCATCTGAAGCATTGCCATTTGCTGGTCACGGTTGCCATTGCCCAATCCTACGTTGATAGACAGGTCGTATTTATTTGCCCATGTGCGTGGGTCAACAGAGACGTAATCGCCACGCAGACGAATGATGCGTTCTTTGTTTTGGTACTTTGTGACCAAGTGCAAGATGCCCTCAAATAGCTCCTTAACACCGCCTTCAGCGAACAGGCGGGCGATAAGTTCAATCTTGCCTGCACCTGCTTGCTGCATCGAGGCAACGGCAGCGGCAGTCACATTTTGCAGGATGTTTGCATCCAGACCTTGCGACATATCCGTCACGCCGGTGCGCTTTTGCTGAACAGTGTCCAGATATTGGAGCATCGGGAAAGACTGGCCAGATACGTTTTGCACCGACAGTTGACCAATGGCAGTCGGAGACTTAACCCGAATCACGCCACCAGCGGTAGATGTCAACAGGTCATCGAGGTTTACTTGGCCATCCACAGCCCAAGTCCGAGCATCGTTCGTCAGATACAGGTTATCCAGCATCTGACGGGTGACGGTTGTCTTAATCAGTTGCAGGTCAGTTGTGCGGTCTGCAAGCGAATTGCCAAAGAACTTGTGCGGAATCGGAATCGGGCAGATCGAGTAGAAGGGAATGTAATCGCATTCCTCGTTGCTCAAAATCTCATTGCCAGCGTAGAACACTTGGCGCAATTCAGCGATACCGTCACCATTTTCATCGTGCAAGATGTAGCACTCAAAGACTTCAACCTCTTGCAGTGCCATTTCCTCGGATTGAACGTCATACGGCTGTTCACCAGGACTAAATCTAACCACGCGCTCTGGCGTGTATGCCAATGCGTCACCACTCGGCAGGGCTTCCACTTGCTTGCGGTCAAAGCCCATTGCGATCAAGTCACTGCGGCGAATCTGGCGGCGATGTGCGACAAAAGGCGCAGCGCGTGAACCACGGATGGCCACGCCTTGCTTGGAAATCAGGAATTCTTCAGGCGGTACGTTTTCAATAACCACCTTGCCCGATTCTTTCGTCTTCTTGATCTTTACATCATTCAGATTGAAAGTCGGAACCTCACCGCCAGCCGCTGTAATGGCATCAGCCATTGCAGGATCAATAGCGGGAATCTGACGGACATTCTGCGACACGACCTCGATTTCAGGGTCTTGCAGCATCATTGCCAATTCATCGTCTGTCAGACCCTCATATTCCTCTTTGGAAATGTCGGTCTTGTCTTCCCAATACGCCTTAACAATACCGTTCTTTTGAAGCAGCGCATCAAAGAACCAATCCCGCATGATTGTCACGCCGGGGTTGTCGCGCAAGAAAATGTAGTTCAGGTAATCGGTGGCCTGTTTCGCGCCAGCTTCATCACCAGGGCCAGAGGGGTCAGCAACTACGATTTGGTCAGAGCCAGTGAAGATTCGCAGCAAAGCCGGTAAAGCGCCATCAATAGCCTCTGCAACCTCGCCAGTTACGACTTGGCTGCGGCCTTCAACCTCATTCCCGAGGGGTTGGCGCAGGTAATACTGAAGGGCTGTTTTGCGGGCTTCAACCGTCTCCGTCTCGCAAAATCCGACAGAATCGTCAATCGCTGACTGAATCGCTGTTTTGAGGCTTATCTGACTCATTTTTCACCTTTGGAGGTCGCCCAATCTTGGGCTTTTCCTGTGATTCTACCCTTTTCAGCGCATTTTCCAATGCTATGACTCGTTTTTCAAGAGCAGCGATGAGGGCCAAAGGATTCTGGCCTTGAGGTACTAGATACATTTAAACCACCCATTTCGGTTTGACGTTGATAGATTTTCCCCATGACGATACACCTTCTTCCAGTCCAACAGCGACATATCTGAAAGCGTCAGCGGCATGGCTGTGCTGGTCATGCAGGGGCTTGTTTGAAAACATCTTTGTGTTCGGCCGTCTGAGCAGTTTTGCTCATGGATGAAGCATCGTCCAAGCAATGTACGGGCGGCGTTAATACCGTCTGCAATAGACAGTTTCGGCGTAATTCTGACGGGTTTGCCCATTGCCTGAAGAATATCTTTTACCGATTTCCCGGTCATATTCTTGTTTTCAGCATCATGGGGGAGCCACCAGTCCTTGTAGACATACCCCTTGTTTTCCAGAATATGGACGTAATGGTCTAGGGTTTTCTGGCAGTTTTGGTAGAAATCCACGATTCTCACCTCACCACCAGGAATAGTCTGGACAAACCATATCGAGGTCATGTCAGCCCAGCCAATATCCCAAAATGTGC